CATTCAGCTGCGTACATACCATCCATCTTCCAAAGTATACCTGTCTTACCGTGAGGTACTGAGGGTATGTTAGCCATGTTAGGACCTCGATGTGCAGCTCTATGGGTTACAGCACCAGTTGTTATGACTGTACCATGCACCCTGCCATCCCCTTGTGATTTTTCTAGCCACTCCTGAGCTATCTTCCAACGTGTTTCTAGTACCTTCCATGCCTTCAATCCTTTCACTGCCTGAGGTGCAGTATCAGGTATGGTAGCTAAATTTTCTGGGCAAATTTTATAGCTCTCTCCTGACTTAGTTTTAACTGTTGGTTTCCACCCTAGTCTATCTAGTCTCTTGTTAATTTGTGATGGTGATGCCAGATTAAATTCTTCCCAGAGTATCTTTGAGTAGTCACCCCATACCTCCTGATTATCTAAGAGTTGGTTAGAGAATATGCTACCATCTTTCTTGTACTTAACTACTACATCTTTAACTTTAACAGCTATAGGAACCATGTATTTCTTTATCTCAGATTCAATACGATTGTTTTCTTTTAGACAAACAGTGTAAATTTCTTGAGCTAAATCAATGTCAAGTGCAAATCCATTCTGTTGTTGTTCACACATTATGGCATGTACCATGTGTTCTAAGTTGATAGATGCTTGGCTAAAGTCTTCACCCTCTTTCATTAGCTCATTGTATAGTAACTCAGTAACATGAACATCCTGTTTACAGTACTCTTTCATCTCTTCAGTGTACTCAGAGAAGCCTGAAAATTCAGTCTTAAAATCTCCTAGTCTCTCACCCCATACCTTCAGGGAATGTCCACCCCTACGTTGTGGGTCAAACAAACGAGATAGTACTAAGGTATCCAGTGTCTTATCTAAGGGTATCTTGTAACCCCACAACTTCTCAATCACTGGTATGTCAAAGCCTATACCGTTGTGAGCAATCCATTGTGTAACATCCTTAGCAAACTTAGCAAATGCTTTTGGGCTGCGTATAATGTAGTTACCTTTCTTCCCTAATTCTTTTGCTACTACTACGTGAATGACGGTAGCATCTAGACTATCAGTCTCAATATCAAATACTACTCTCATTGTATCTATCCCTCGTAACTATGTAGTCTACCACTACGTTTACTGTAGGTAAGGCTATCACATACACCTGTCTCACCAGTAAATCTATTCTTGATTACTCGTACCTTGGTAGTGTTACGTTCTAGCTCATCTTCAGCTTGGGTGTTTCTCTCTAAGGCTATGATCATGTTACTTAACTGAGCTATCCCTGCCGTACCTCTTATGTCCTGTAGATTGATAGTGCCGCCCTCTTCAGGTGACTTCCTACTCTTATCTCTATTCAGGTGAGACACCATGATCAAACAGATATCTAACTCAACAGTTAAAGTTTTTAACTTAGTAACTATTTCATCTAGTGCTTTACGTTCATCCTTTGCATGATCAGATACTACGATACTAATGTGATCTAATATTATAAACTTGCACTCACATGAACGGACAAGATAACGAACCATGCTAACAATGCGTTCAACAGAATTACTCCCAAAACTATCGTAGAGATAGACACGGTTGCTACCAAGAGTTGCGTTATAAGCTTCATCAAATTCTTCCTGTGTGTATTGTGTATCGGGTAGGTGTAACATCTTCTCAGCATGTATTGACATCATGCCTAAGCCTGTATCTCTTACTGGTTCTTCTAAGAATAGAGTACCAACATGGCCTTTGTCTTGTCTTATCAGGTTGTACAGTATCTCTCTCATAACTTGTGTCTTACCGACACCTGTCCCAGCTACAAAAGTTATTAGCTCACCTGTCCTCAAACCCTTAGTCATTTTATTTAAACCCCTAAAAGGATAAGGTACACAGTCATAGGTAGGTGGTGTAGCTACTAAATCATATAGATCAATACCTGCTAGTATACCATCAGGTGTAAATGGTCCAGCTTTCTTGTGACTGTCAATGAATTCTCTTTCCCTGCCCTGACTGATGTAGTCATTAGGATCGTTCAGTGTCATTTTAACTAGGCGTACCTTACGAGGGTCAAACAACTCAGCTACCAGTAGAGCTGCATCCTGCCCTGCCTTGTCACTATCAAAGCAAATGTTAATCTTCTCGAAGCTATCGAGCCACTCATAGTTTCTCTTACAATCTTTGACTGCACCCTGCGCCCCATTGATTACAGATACACATGGTTCAGACATAAACATCATCTGATATACTGACATGGCATCGTATTCACCCTCAGTTAAAGTTACTGACTTACCACCCTTAGAAAAACATGCTTGCCCAAACAGATCAGCTTGTGCATTGCCATTAAACTTAAAAGTTTTCTCAGTTAAACTTCTCTCTTTAAACCCTGTAGGTTTACCATTTAAAGTGTAGATCAGGTTAACTTTATCCCCTGATGATAACACCTTATACTTTTCTGATACTGCCTTAGTTAAACCCCTGCTTGTAATAGCTGCAGGAGATCCTGATACTGGTGGCAATGGCTTCACAGCCTGTAAATTTGGTTGCATGATATCTAGTGCTACTCCTTCATCATCATCTTTAAATGTTTTAGTCTTACAAACATGACAAAACAAACCATCCTCATATGGGTATGCCCCATCACTACTCCCGCAGCTTTGGCATGGTTGGTGTTTCTTGTGTTCGTATTCCATCAAATAGTTCAAACTCTTGTGCCTCCTTAACCTTAGAGATACAACGAGGGCAAGGTGACCAGTTCTGTCTGTTCTCTTCCCAGTATATCTCAGTGTCTTTTGTTAGAGCATTACAAATATAACATCGCATACTTTAGTAATCCCCTTCTCTTGTTGTTAACCTGTACCATATTAACTTAACAGCTATCCAAGGCCAAAGCAAGGCAACCTTATAGAAATTTAGTTCACCCTCTTCAGGTAAGAAACCTTCAATCAAAAAGATTACACCTAAAGAATACATTATTAATACTGCCCATGCAGCCATCATGTAAGGTTCTATCATCATTTACCTTGTTTCTCCTTGTTAATATGGAAGGGATATGGATGTAACTGGTACTCCCTGTACTTAGTACGTATCAGGGGCTACCGTTAATACTTATTATACACCCCTTTTCTAATCTGTCAAGACCTCCAGTTCTTTTATTTTATTTTTGTATTCATTTAGCATCATGTTTGTAATAGCTACATCAGTTGAAACATAACTAGGTCTAACACCTGTCGGATAACTTTTTAATTCATCCTCTAATCTAGATACGATGCTCTTGTATACCTCTAGTTCTTCAGCTCTATCTACCCTTGCCATCATAAGATCCACCCCCATACTATAGTTAATGCCAAGCTAAAAGTATACATGATACCTATAGCTGCGAATGCTAACGTAAGGTAAACAAGGTTATTCATTAGCCTGTCTTTACGTTGCTCACTCTGTTTATGTTTAGTTGTATTAAAAAGTTTACTCATTTTGTTACCCTTTCTTTTACCCATAGTCTTTTAAGTTTATTATTTCTACCACCCTTAGCACCTGTCTCTTGCCTATTCCTTTGTGCCGTCCATTGATCACCCTCTTTATATGTTCTTATGTTAAAGACTGCCCGCATCCTTTTATTCTCTTTCTTACATACCAGTTCGTGAGCTAGTCTTAACCTGTCTTGCACATCTAACATTGTTTATTCTCCTCTACTTTATTTGTGATACCCTTGATTGCAGCATATCTTTTCACTACCCGCAAAGCATCCTCTCTTGTTCTAACAGTCTCATAACAAACAAGCTTGCCTGTCTTGTCACTAATTGTATTCACTACGTATCTATTAATCACCCTTGTAACTCCATTTCTACTGTATTAATTTTAAAATCACATGCTAAACATTTCTTACGCCGTCTTATACTTGGAACCGTAAACCATTGCCCCTCATCTTGTTCACCTACCTTAAAGTACTCACCTGTAGCAGTTACTTTAAGCTTGTTCTGATAGCCCTTATTCAGGCACTCAGGACAATAGAAAACATTCTTTAATCTTTTATACATTTTATTTTATCCCTTTTACTATAAATTTATTCATTTGCTATGCTCCTGACCATGAAACCGGTGATATTTTTTCTAACACTACAGTATATATACATAGATATTCACCCTCACTACACATGTATCCTTCTTTATCTTCAAATCTGTCACATGTTAAAAAGTTATCACCCTCATATGCCCCGTAATCTGGCTCAGTACCAAAGAATTCATATAGTTCTGCCTTAGCATCATCAACACTTTTAAAGTGACCTATTGTAAAGCCCTCCTTACCGCAAATATGATTACCTTCTCCTTCTTGTGTCCATTCATAAACTTCTGACCAAGCAACTCTTAATTTATATTCATTCATTTTGCATTCTCCTCTTTGATTATGAACAAAGCTTTATCAACATTAAGTATATCGTCAACACTAGCTATCCTAAAATCATATACTTTTTGCACGTTATCGGATACACTTAAAGCCCTTGTAGCATATACTTCATAGCCCTCTTTGTAAGCTTGCATAGCTATTGATTTTTTATATGTTTGTATTTCATTATTCATTTTATTTATACCTCTCTACTTATTGTCATACCATCAAGAAAGGGTACTGTCTCACCATTTGGCTTAGTGACAAACCACTGAAAAGCTTTTTGAAATACACTGTAATTTAAACAAAACTGATGGCTTGCTTGGTTCATCTTTCTTTTAGTTGTTACACTTTTCCAACCATCAGACTTCAAACGTATTGTTTCATTTGTCCATGTAACAATAGCTGTTGAAGTGTATATGACACAACCGCCCTTGTCTGTTTCAGTCCATACTGTTTTATAATTACTTAGTTTATTATATGCCATTTTATTTTCTCTTTCTGTTTTGTTTTAAGTTAATTCTACAATTGACACCAATACTTGATGCCAATGTTAAAGTTAACTATTATTATTATAGATGTCTTTCCCATCTTGCTCTTGCCTCTTGTAATTCTACAAAAGCTTTTTGTTTTTGGTCAATTTCCATATCACTATCATCAAAAGACACGCATCCCTTGCTTGTGCAATAGGAAACAATCTCTTGAATTTCTACTATTGCAACTATTTCTTCAATGCTATCCGATACTATACCTTGCTTTAATGCTTTAAAGTAAGCTTTCTTTGCTTCTTTGTTTAATGTAAGCTTCATTTTATTTAATCCTTTATAATTAATTTCTATACATATATAAAGTTCATAGTTTAATTTACTTGTCAAGCATTAATTTAATTAATTTATAAACAATATTAAAATAGTTATTATAATTAAATAGTTTTATTAGTTAGTGAACATAGTTAATTAAATTAAATCAATGGGTTAATAGTTGGGGTTGATGTTGTGGACGTATCACCGCATCTAGAGTGTTATAATATAACATACACAATGTGACATAATTACCACAGCCAGAGGGATTGCATGTATTATTTTTGCAACAGTGTGACATTTATGCCGCAGGAGGGGGGTTAGGGGGTATGCCTCTTGTATGTACAATACACAAAAATATTTACTAACAGAAATCTTGGACACGATCTAAAACCCCCTAGTAATAGTATAGAAGAACTTTGGCTCAAAACGGACCTGTAATACCCTTAGGAATCCTACTGGTCTTAGTAATGAGTACAGAGAGGAATACAAGTTAATTTAAATAAATAATAAATTAGTACTTGACAACTTATACAAACACCTGTATAATATTCTTAACAAGTAAGCCTAAGAGTATATAAAGATAAATACTAATGTTAGTACTACCAGTTACATCTTATCTCTTATCCCTTTATTTATCTAAACAATAGGAATAGTTAATTACAATGGCTAAGAAACCTAGTAAGACGTGGTTCTATGAAACAACACTCCCAGATACAAGAAACGAGTTAACTCTTTATTCTTTAAAGAAGAGAGATCACAAAGTATCTGGTACTACCTACAGGTCACTTCATAAGATCTATATTGATATGGAAGATCCTACAGAGTACGAATTTGCAATGGCTGTGTTTGGTGACTTCTCTGTTTGGGAAAACTTGTGTAACCTGATATGGTTTAAGAGGCATCATGTACAGATGAAGAAAGAGTTAGTACTAAAGTTAAAAGCTAGAACAGTTAAGAACATGATCAATGATCTTAATGAGGGTAAGGCTAGTTATAATGCTCAGAAGTATTTAGCTGATGCAGGATACTTAGAAGGTAACGATAAGAAACGAGGTAGACCATCTAGAGAAGAATTAGATGGGGCCTTGAAGGATGCTGCTCGCAATGAAGCAGAAACTAAAGATGATGCAGCAAGAATTGGTTTAGTAAACTAGTATGTCTAAGAAACCACCTATTACAAATGTTACTTCAGGGTTTAGTTCGACTATTGCCCTGAATAATAATTTTACATCTTTAAGGGATGGTTTTAATAATACTCTATCTCTCGATGGTAGTACGCCTAATGCAATGCAAACAGAGTTAGACTTAGCTAACAACAACATAATAAATGCTGGTAGTGTAGAAACAGACACACTCTTACTGGGTGGTGTTTTAATGACACCTAGTGGAGTAGACCCAGTATACTCAGGAACTATATCTTCGTTTGGTGCATCTTTGATTGATGATGCAGATGCAGCTGCTGGTAGGACAACTTTAGG